GATGCGCGCGAGCACGGCGAGCACATCGAACGCGGGATACCGCAGCCAGCGCCAAGCGGCTGATGACTACAACAGGCGACGCATCGTATGACCTTCCACGACATCGAACTCGACCGCGCGTACAGCTACGGATCGGTCATCACCGAGCAGGGCAACACGGCGGTCGTGCAGCTTTCCTCGGGTCAAGAGGAGCGCATCCAGCGTTGGAACGACACGCAGCTGGTGGCCAACCTCGGCTATGCGGTCAAGACCTACGCTGACCTGCAAGCGATCCTGAAGTTCAAGCGCGCTCGCGGGCATCGCGCGCACAGCTTCCGCTTCTGGAACCCGCTCGACTACTCAACCAACGCCGCCAACACGCCAAACGACACCAGCACGGCTCTCGTCAGCGAAACCGATCAGCTGCTCGGCACGGGCAACGGCACGACTACGACTTTCCAGCTTGTGAAGCGTTACGTCAACGGCTCGCAGACCGTCGTGCGCAACCTGCACAAGCCGATCTCCGGCACGGTCAAGGTCGCGCTCAACGATGTGAACCAGACAAGCGGCTGGAGCGTCAACCTGAGCACGGGCATCGTGACCTTCACCTCTGCGCCTGGCGTCGGTGTTTCGGTCAAGGCTGGGTGCCAGTTCAACGACGAGGTGCGCTTTGAGAGCGATGATTCTGGGGTGTCTCTACAGAACTTTGAGCGCGGCGAGGTTGTTGGCGGTCTGCGCGTCGTCTCTGTGATGAACCCGACGCTGGTGAACGATGACTTCGTGTATCGCGGGAGCTCGCGCCCGACGTTCTCGGCCACCATGGATCTCACGCCGCAGATGGGGGTGCTCGTTTCGCTCTCGCCTACGACCGCTGGCCTGTCGCTGAAGCTGCCGCAGACGGCGGGCTTTCAGGAGGGCGGGCCGCATTGGAAGCTGCGCAATCTGAGCGGCAGCAACACTTTCCTCGTGACGGACAGCGCCATGAACACGCTGTTCACGATGCAGATCGCCGGCGATGCGAACCGACGCGACTCGTGCGAGATCTGGTTGAGCGACAACGGCCTTGGCGGCGTGGAGTGGATCGCGCTCACATGATCACGCAGGACACATTTTTTGGCGGCTCGCACATACAGTCTCTAAGCAGCAACTACACGCTGCACGTGCAGTTCGCGCGCCTGTATCAACTTCGAGGCACCGTTTCTGGCGTTGAAGTGACGCTGCCGAACTACACGCTCTCTGGCTTCGTTTGGAAGAGCGGGTCGCCGTTCTTTCTGATCTACAACTTTGGCTCGACCTATGCTTTGACCATCAAGAAGCACGACGGCACGACGGTCTACACGCTCGCTGCTGGCGAGGCTGTAGAGATCGACCTTGAGAACACATCCACCGACCCGAACGCTGGCAGCGCAAGCTGGGCGTGGAGCGCGCGTAAGCGGCTCAAGATGACCTAACCATGCCGACGATTGTCACCGGTATCGGATCTCTGAACCTGTCCGTCACGGGCGGTACGCGTTCTGGCAACCTGATCACGCTGACGTTTGCGAGCGTTCCTGCGAGCGTGGAGTTTGGCCAGCGCATCAACGTTTCGGGCGTCGGAGGCTTCACGGGTGTGAACGGCGAGTGGACGGCCTCAACCGTCACTAGCACCTCCATCCAGTTCACCGTGACTTCCGCGGGAGGCACGTACACTTCTGGCGGCACTGTTGGACGACTCTATGCAACGCCGGACGCGTGGAACACGGCGACGCAGGGCGCGATCGGCATTGGCAACATCAAAGTCGGAGAGATGTACGCAGACGGCACCGGCGTGTTCGAGCAGCTCACGCCGACCGTGCTTGCGTTTGGCGGGGCAACAGGTACGACGACGGCACAGTATCGAATGCTGCGCGCGTGGGGGACGCACTACTACAAGGCGCGCCTCGACTCTGGAGTGAAAATCCGCCGAGCGATCAACAACACCACGAACCCGCACGCTATTCGTATTTCGGAACCGTTCTTCAGAATCCAAGGTGTCGGCGTTGAGCTTGTGGACACGTACGTGTCTGGCGGATGGACGACGAATAACGTCATCAACTGCGAGGTCAACAACGTCACGATCCTGTCCTGCACGGTCATCAGCGGTGCCTATCACACGGCTGCCGCAGGAACTGTGAATGGCATCGTGGCACAGTCTGGAAGTTCGATCGCGTACACGACCGTCATCGGCCCGCAAAACCAGCTGGCGCGCGTTGGAAACGGAATCTTCTTTGGCGGGCTAGCAGCTGGCGAGATCACCAACTGCACGGTCTACGGCTGGGATTACAGTCTCGACGCCTTGTCGGGCGGGATTCGTTCGGCAAATACTCAGCTGCTAGTGACGAATACAGCGGTGTTCAAGCAGCAACGCATCGACCAAGCGTTTGCTGTTACTAGCGGGCGCGACATCAACGTGCCCGCGGGCCGAGCGTTCAACTGCATTACGAGCGACATCGTGTGGTCGCTTGGCTTGTCCGTCGGATGCGTGCAGGGCTTGCAAGCTGTTGAGGAGCTGGCCTACCCAGAGTTCCTCGATCTTCGACCTGTCGAGGGCTCGCAGTCCACGACGCAAAAGGTCGGTCAGGTCAATCAGACAACGTTCACAAAGGATGCCGAAGGCAACGCTCTTCCGACTGGCGCGGAAGGCTTGGTAAACATCGGAGCGTACAACCAGACGACCGTGCCGCAGTCGGTCGCGCCGATCACCGTGGTCGAAAAGACGATCGGCACCGGAGGCGACTACGCGACGATCGCAGCTTGGGAAGCGGACACCGACAATCACCTTGTCGGCTTGCAGCAGGTACAGCGGGGCTTCCTCCTTGACTCCTCGTACAACGAACAGATCACCATCAGCGGTGCAATCACCGATAAGCGCCGATACCGCGAGCTCCGATACGCTGGAGGCAATCGCTACGACGCGCTGAACAACACGGGCGCGTACGTCTACAGCGCGGCTGCGACTGGCGCGGTCATCAAGCTGGATGAGAAGTATGCGCGACTGACCGGCATCAAGGTCGAGAGCACGTACACGGGCGCAGCTGGAGCTTCGGGTCCAAACGTAGTTGAAGTCTCAAAGTCTGACTGCATCGTGGATGCCGTCGTGGCAGAGCAAAACAGCGTCACGGGCTCTTCAACGGCGACAACGTGCTTCCTTGTGTCAAGCGCCACGGCTGACCGCGTGCGCTTTCGCAACTGCATCGCGCTTGGGAATGGCAACACCGCTGGCGCGTCCGTCGGCTTTTCCCTGAACGGCATCGAGACGCGTGCGCAGAACTGCCTATCAACGCGTATGCGCCGCACGACTACCGGCACCTGCTTCACGTCTGCGGTATCGACCGTGCGCTTTGAGAACTGCTTTGCTGGCAACGGCGACGTAGGTTTCAACACTCCCGCTGGCACTCAACGTTACAACGGCTCCGTCGATACTACGGCGGCGGGCGTCGGCTCTCTTACGAGCGTAGTCGTGGCCGACACGTTCCAAGACGCGACGAACGGCGACTTCAGATTGAAGGCCGGATCTGTCTTGATCGACGCGGGCGTGCCGCTCGACCTTGAGTTCACCGCAGACGTGACGGGCGCGAAGTGGACGCGGCCTTGGAACATCGGACCGTTTGTGGCCTTTGTCGCGCCGCCCATGTATCCCGCGGCCAAGACCGCGCGCACGCATCGGTACTGCCCGATCTGGAAGATCCAGACAAACCTAGGCGACGAGCTGCGCATCGCTGGGCACGACTCGAACCTCTATCACAACGGCGAGCTCTACGAGGCTCAGAGCGGCCTCGACACGACGGCGTACCGCGCCGAAGGCGGTCTGCGCGATCACCAGCTCGAGGCGTTCGGCTTCATTAGCAGCGACCGCATCACCTACGCGGACCTCGACGCTGGGGTGTACCAGAACGCCAAGGTCACGATGTTGCTGGTTGACTGGAAGTACCCGTACCTCGCGCCGGTCCACAAGGCAGTCTTTTTCCTGCGGCGAATCCGCTTTGACGGCGAGCAGTGGCGCGCCGAGGCCGAGGGCTTGACGAGCGTGCTGAAGCGCACCGTCGGGCGCGTCTACTCGCCGCTGTGCCCGTACCAGCTCGGCTCACCGAATCCGCTGCCGAACGGGCGCGCGGGCTGCGGCGTGGACATCTCGCAGTTCACGGAATACGACATCGAAGTGGCTTCGGTCAGCGACGATCGACGCGTATTCCGCGCGAAATCCGCAGCACCTAACGAACTGCCGAGCTTCTCCGATCACTATTTCAATCAGGGCGTCGTGACGTGGACCACGGGCGCAAACATCAATCGCAGCGCGGATGTCGTGGCATACACCGACAGTACGCGTGAGCTTACGCTGGCGATCGAGCAGCCATTCCCGATCGCGGTCGGTGATCGGTTCAACATCGTGCACGGCGACGATCACACGATCAACACGTGCAAGACGCGCTTCGGCAACGAGGACAACTTCGGCGGCGACCCGTACATTCCTGGCTCCCAGCGCGCGTATCAAACACCGTGACCCAAGCACAAGTCATCGCGTGCGCTCGCACATACCTTGGGACACCTTGGAAGCATCAGGCGAGGCGTAAAGGCATCGCTGTGGATTGCATCGGCCTTCTCGTTGGAGCTTTCAACGAGGCGGGCTACGCGATCAACGACGTGACCGACTACGGGCGGAACCCGAATCCTCGCCGCCTCATGGAGCACCTCAACCTCTACTTCAAGCGGATGGCGCCGACGGGTGCGGAGCTCAAGGCTCAGGCAGACCGCGACGCATGGGAGAACGCTGGAGTTGGTGACGTGCTGTTGTTTAGTTTTGTGGGTATGGACGTTCCGCAGCACGTCGGAATCTGCACGGGCAGCAACTTGCTGCACACGTATCAGGGCGCAGGTATGGTCGTCGAGCACGCCATGACCGCGGACTGGCAGCGCGCCCTGCATAGCACGTGGAGGCTGCGCGAATGGCAACGCTAGTCGTCGCTGCGCTGTCCGCGGCTGGCACGTTTGGCACAGCCGGTGCGGTATCTACCGCCGTCTACACCGCCGCGGCTTACGCAGCTGCTGCCTACGTGGATTCGCTTTGGATCAGCCGCATCTCGCAGCCGGATCCGATCGAAGGCCCCAAAGCTGGCTCGGTGCGGCTCAACACGACCGAGGAAGGCGATCCGGTGCAGGAAGCCTACGGGCGCGAGTGCCGCGTCGCCGGTCACGTGCTCGACGTGTCCGAGCTCATCGAGGCGCAGAACACGACTAGCGCAAACGGCAAAGGCGGCTCGGGCGCAGAGTTCACCGAATACACCTACTCTTGCCACGCGATGATCTCCTTTGGCCTCGGGCCCGCGGAGGACATCACGCGCATCCGAGCCAACGGCAAGACGATCTGGGCCAAGTACCCAAATGTCTCGATCAACAGCACGTTGATCGCTGGAGTGGTGACGCGTGTTTCCAACGCGTACTACACGCAAGGCACTACGTTCGCGTCCAACAATGCGACGTGGAATAACACGGCAAAGACGCTGACCTTCAGTACCACGACCGTCATCGAAGGGTACTACTCAAGCACTAACAACCCGCAGCCGGTCACGGACCTGATCGGGCGCATTGTTACAGTGCTAAATCCGAGCGCCGTTGGATTGAACGGTGCCAGCTTTGCGATCACAGCCGCTTCGGTAACCGTCTCCGGAGGTGTTCGTACTTACGTGCTGACTATCGGGTCCGCGACCGGAGTATCGAACGGCACGCTGTCGATCCAGATCGACTCTGGAACGCCAACGAACGCTGGCACGGTGTGGTATCTGACGATGACCTCCACATCGACGCTGGCAGATCTCTCAGAGATCCAGATCGGCGGAAACTATCTTCAAATCACTGCGCCCGCAGGAGCGGTCGGAAACTATCAGGTCGTGGACTCTGGCACGAACGCTGATAGCACGACCTTCTGCAAAGTGAGAGGCACGGGTGCGAGCGCGCCGTTTGCTGCGTTCAGTAGCGGCACGACGGTCACCTTGTTTCAAAACAACCCTAGCTTCTCGCCTAAAAAGATGGCCGAGGCTCCAAACTTCCACCGCGGCGGCGTCAGCGGATTGCTCGGTGCGGAAGATGCTCCGGTGGATGAACTCTTCGCCAGCCTTCGCGCGCCGAATCCCGTGCCCGCTTATCGCGGGAAAATCGTTGTCACGTTCAAGGGCTTGCAACTCTTCGACTACGGCAACACGCTGCCGCAGTTCGAGGCCGACATCGTGCAGAGCAGCACCGCCGAGGTGAAGGATTACATCGGGCAGGTGTGCCGCGATGCAGGCCTTGGCGACGAAGAGTTCGAGGCCGACGCGATCACGAACACCCTGCTCGGCCTCCCGATGCGCGGACCCAGCGACGCCCGCGACCGAATCGCTCCGGTGCTCATAGGATACGAGCTGGTGACGAGCGAGAAGGACGGCGTGCTGCGCTTCTCGTATCGCAAGGACGTGCCGACGGCGACGGTCGATGCGCAGGACTTGAGCGCGCGCGAAATCGGCGCAGAGACAATCCGGCCTGTGACGTTCGCGGACCTCGGCGACGAACCTGCGGACTGCATCGTGGTCACGTATCGGCAGCAGCTGCGCGACTACACGGTGAGCGTGGCGCAATACAACCGCCGCGCCGAGGCTCCGCGCACGACGCAGCGCATCGACCTATCGCTCCTTCAGATGGAGGACGAGGACGCGCAAGCCGTCGCCATGCACACCGCGCTTCTCGCGCCCGTGAACCGTCGACAGGTTGAGCTGACGCTGCCGCTTTCGTACGTCGATTCGGTCTACGAAGGCGTGCGCATCTCGGTGCCCGTGAACGGTCGCACGCGCGAGATCCTCGTAATGGGCGTGACGCGAGGACCGACTGGCGTCCTCGAGGTCATGGGCATCATTGAGCAGTCGAGCATTTTTGATCTCGCCGTGAGCACGTACACGCCGCTCACGCCTGGCTTTGCGGCTCTCGGGCAAGATCCTGGGACGTTTGGCAACACGCCGATCAGTTTCAGCCTTTTGGACATCGCGCCACTCCGCGACGAGCACCGCAACAAGGTTGGCTTCTATCTCGCGGCGTGCTCTGAGTCGCGCTCGACGCGCTTTCCCGCCGCGATGCTGTATCAGGCTGTCGATGAGAACGAGGAAGAGTGGCGCCCGATCTCGCGCATCCATGTCGATTCTGTGATGGGTCGATGCACGACGACGCTTGGCGATGCCGTCATCGGTGTCTGGGATGAGATCAACACGCTGGACGTAGAGCTCACCTCTGGAGAGCTGGAAAGCGTTACCGAGCTTGCGTGCCTGAACGGACGCAACCGAGCGATGGTCGCGCGCGAGATCATCGGCTTCCGCACAGCCACGCTGATCGGGACGAACACCTATCGCCTCTCAGGCCTGTTGCGCGGATTGCGCGATACGGGCTCGCAGATGGAGCAGCACGTCGCGGACGAGCCCTTCATCCTGCTCACGGGTAAAGGCTTGGAGTTCGTCGAGCTAGAGGCGGCGGCAGTTGGGATGTCGCGCTCCTACAAGATGCTGACGCCTGGAATGCGCCTGCCTGAAGCGGAGACGTTCCAGTTCACGTGCTCGGGTGCCAGCAGCACGTGCTTTGCGCCGGATCACATCAAGGGCACGCGCGACGTGTCGAACAACCTGACAATCGAATGGACCCGCGTTTCGCGCGCGAACGTCCGATTGCTTTCGACGCAAGCGATCCCGATCTCTGAGCCCTTTGAGCGTTACGAGCTCACGGTAAACAACGCGACGACTGGCGAGGCGATCCGCACGTTCGTCGTGGCGCAACCATCGGTGCACTACTCGGCAGGGCAGCAGACCGCCGACGGGCTGACGCTAGGCCAGAAGGTCTACGTCACGTTGCGGCAGCTTGGCGACCTTGTGCACGGCGGAAACGCTAGAACGGCGGTCGTATGACCTACACAGTCAGCGTTGGAAACCTTGACGGAGACTACTCAGGCGCGCAGAACCTTTCGCCGGCGACTCTCGCCGCTGCGCTGAACATCGTCTCGGGCTTGTCGGTTAAGTCGCGCTCGGTCACCTCGCCGCCGCGCTTGCCCGCCTTTGGCGATCGGTACATCGTCGCAGTTCCTGCAATCAAGGGCTGGCTTGGCAAGGACAACCTTATCGCGGTCTGGGTCGGTGACGCGTGGGCGTACGTCACTCCGTATGACGGGCTCGAGGCTTGGGACGAGGAGCTCGCGGAGAGCGTGCGCTATGACGCAGGAGCTTGGATCGTCCTCGCCAGTAGCGACACGGTTATCAACCTTGCGGCGAAAAACACCTCGGGCGGCACGCTGCTGATCGGCACGCCCGTGTATGTGACGGGCGCGGTCGGCGCTTCCGGTGAAGTTGAGGTCGCGGCTGCGGATGCGGCAAACTCCGCCAAGATGCCCGCCATCGGCATCCTCACAGCCACGCTGCTGAACAATGCACATGGAACGGCGCGCGCGATGGGTGTGATCCGCAACCTCGACACCAGCGCGTACTCGATCAACTCGCCGGTGTTTGTCGCTTCCGGCGGCGGATTGACGGCCACGCGGCCTACGACGAGCACGGTGCTTGTGCAGAACATGGCGCGCGTGATTCGCGTGCACGCTTCGACCGGAGAGATCTTGGTCATGGGGCCTGGGCGCACCAACGACGTGCCGAACACCGCGCAGGGTGTGCTCCTCGGGCGCGGCTCGACGAGCGGCTCAGGTCCAGCTGAAGCGATCACCGTCGGCAGCGGCCTGTCGCTCTCGGGCACTACGCTTTCCGCGACCGGCGGCGGCGGCGGCGGTGGTGTGTCCTTGGCAAGTGTCCGGAAGTCTGTGAGTCTACGCCTATGATTCTTCTCACCGCGACTACCCACGCTCTGGAACTCGGCACGAGCTCCACGAGTTCGACCGACTGGACGTGCTCCTACGTGGACATGACGTCCACCGATACTACGCCTGGATCGGAGCACGGTAACGTCGCCAGCGCGACCACGACGACTATCGCGGCAGCTCCTGCGGCTTCGACGCAGCGACAGATCAAGCACATCAGCTTGCGCAACAAGAACACGGCATCGCAGACCGTGACGATCAAGAAGGATGTCAGCGGCACCGAATACGTGGTGTTCCGCGCGACGCTCGAAAGCAACGAGGGAGCCGAATACAACGACGGCAAAGGTTGGACGTGCTTTGATGCGCAGGGCCGCGCAAAAACGATGGAGCCCGCGTCGTTGAGTCAAACCGGCGCTCGCCCCCGTTCGATCTACAAGACTGGAACGGCGGCAGAAGGCACGGCTTACTGGTACGGGTACTGGAAAGACGCTGGCTTTCCTGGCGCTTGGTCGCCTAACACGTCCGGCATCAACGGTCGGGCGACTGACGGAATGGCGGCTGGCGATGTCGGCTGCTTGGAGCTTTGGACGCCGAACGGCGCGCTCTATTTGGAAGCGGCGACTTCAGCCGTTACCGCAACCGCATTTCCGATGCTGTTCGATGTCCTGTGGGTGAATAACGGCATCGTGGTCACGACCACAACGGCACAGGCAATCACGACGCCGACTTTGCCCGCGCGTGACGACAACGGCGCGACGATCGGCGAAGGCTGCATGATTGGCCTGATCTGGACCGCTGCAAGCACAAACGCAGCGGCGATCACAAACTCGACGGTCACCTATACCAACTCCGCAGGTACGGGATCTCGCACCGCAACCTTGGTGGCGGTCGCTGGCGATCAGATCCCTCCGACTCCGGTCATCGGCACCGTGGTTTGGTTTCGGCTTGCTGATGGCGACACCGGCGTGAGATCCATTCAGTCGATCACACTTGGCACGTCGCTCGTGACGGGCTCGGTGTCTCTGATTATTGCTCGCCCGCTCACGTCTTGGGCAAACTCGACTGTGAACGTCGGCTTCAGAAATGAATACAAGGCGCCAGGTCTGCGACTCTGGACTGGCACTTGCGCTTTGATGTTCCACAAGAGCGTCAGTAGCTCGGCCACCACCATCCACGCTACGTTTGAGATCTCGGAGCGATAAGCATGGCGACGACAACCTATCTCGGTCTTACGAAGCTCACCGCCGGTCAAGCCAGCGCGGAGATCACCGTCAACGGCGCGCTCACGGCGCTCGACGAGCAAGCCGACCGCGCTGAGACGCTGGTGCTGGAGGACGACTTCACGGGCGGGATCGGCACCAGCTCGCAGCCTTTCATCGCGGCGAGCTCGGGTACGGGCGCGAGCGTCTCCAACTCGGGCTACACGGGCGAGCAGAATCGCGTCGGCGTGGCGGTTCTTGCGACGGGCACGACGACCACCGGCTATGCATCGGTGCACACGGCCTCGGCTGCGCTTGTGAGGCTGGGCGGCGGCGAGTGGCGCGCTCGAGCGATCTTTCGGCTTGAGGATCTCAGCGACGCCACGGACACGTACACGCTGCGGATCGGCCTCGGAGACTCGCAGGTCGCTGGCGAGCCGACCGACGGCTGCTTCGTGCGCTACACGCACGGCACGAACTCTGGCAAGTTTGAAGCGGTCACACGGTCCAACGGCACCGAGACTGCGACGGACACGACGGTCGCAGCCGTGGCGGACACGTGGTATCGGGTCGAGATCATCGGCAACGCGACGAGCTCGGAGGTCGCCTTCTGGCTCAAGGAAGGCACCGACGACCTCACCCTGCGGGCGACCAACACGACGAACATCCCGACGGCGGCGGGGCGCGAGACCGCGGTTCAGGCGTCGATCATCAAGAGCGCAGGGACCAACTCGCGCAGCTGCTACCTCGACGTGCTTGCGCTGCGGCTGGCGTTTACGACGGCGCGTTAGTATGATCTGAAACGAGCTCACGAGAGTCTACCTCGGGGGCGTTGAGGAGCTTGCGACGCTGGTAACGAAGCGAGCTCAAGTGAAGGCTGCAAATGGTCTGGCGGGCTCAACACCGCCTGAACGTTGCAGCCTTTGCGCTTTCAAAAGGCAAGAGGACCGACGCCCCCCTGGGTATCGGCCCTCTTGGAGGGCGATCTCTGGCAAGTCACCCTCGGCGAGCTCCTCGTCGCCCTGCTACGCGTGTGGATACACGCGCTGCGCCGCGCTTGAGCTAGAAGTCGACGCTCTGGTCATCCTGCGGTTTCGTCGATTGTGGGCGCTTGTAGGCGTCGCCGCAGAACTCCCAAGAGTCTGCGACCATCGTCAACCGCACGCGGTCCTTGCCATCTTGGTCTTTCCAGTTGTGCTGGTACAACCGACCCGTGCACAGCACCGTCGAGCCCTTGCGGTGAAAGCGGTGAAAGCTCTCGGCCAGCTGGTCGAAGCAGGTGATGTCGAGGAACACGACCTCGTCTTCGCCGCCCTTGCGCTTGCGGTTGATTGCCATCGAGGAGCGGCAGACGGGACGCCCGTTCGCGCCAGTCTTGAGCTCAGGGTCGCGCGTCAGCCGTCCGCCGACGATCAGGATGTTGATGTTCATGCGTCGTCTTTCGGGTCAGGCCCGTTCAGCTGTTCGTCTACCCACCATAGCACGGCGATGATGAGGGCGAGGAGGCAGTAGCCGGTCGCTTTCATGTTGTGCTGCTTTCACCATGCGTCCCTAGGGTCTGCTTCGATCGGCGCGTCCTTGTCGGCAGAAAGCAACGCGTCGTGCTTTGCGCGTAGATCCGCGATGCGTTGATCGAGAAAACGCAAGACGCCTTGCACCGCTTCGCTGTCTTGGCTTGGAAAGCTGGCCCCAGTCCCAGCACCAAGCCACAGGCCGCGCAGCTTGTTCTCACGCGCTTGCATCGTCAGCCGCAAGTGACGAGCAACTTCAAAAAGTTCGTCACTTCGCATTGCGGTCGTGTTTTCTTTCCATCATTGCCTGATAGTACCCATCAAAACAATCATTTTCATCTTTGAAAACGATGTCTTGAAGTTTTGCCATCGTATGGGGATTGTTTTTTACGATGTGATGCAAGATGAACAGACGTACATACTCGTCGTTGGAAATTTCTTCACAGCGCGTCACCAACGCATCAATCCGTTCGGCAAGGGTGGAGTCGCCATCATTGGGTTCGCAAATAGCCTCCCAACATTTTTCAATCGTGTCTTTCAGTTCTGCGTTTTCCCTTTTGAGTTCGTTCAGCTCAGACCATAGCGACTTCATTGGATCTCCTTTTCGGTTTCAACCTGCGCTTGCGCCTCCAGCGTATCGGTCAAGCTCGATAGCGTCGTGGCGCTCGCCTCGATCACGCGCTCGCGCTGCTGCGCTTCGACGATGCGCTCGGCTTCGTCGGGCTCGTAGATGCCGCTGAAGCCGAAAGCGACGCGCAGCCCTTGGATCAGCGCCTTGTGACGCAACATCCGCCGCGGCTGCGTGCGCCAAGGATCGGTGCCGCGCGCGCACTCTGCGTAGTACTCGGTGACCGTGATAGGGTGCGTGCGATCCTTGCGATGCACAGTCGCGGTCACGCTGACCAGCGCGCCCTTCTCGTCGTTGTTCTCGACGAGCTGCACGCCGTCGGCAGCAGGGTGTTCGTTCATGAGCTTGATCCAGCCGTCCACGCCGACGACCGGCACGATGCCGCCGCCCTTCGACGGGAAGGCATAGATCTCCTTCGTCAGAGGGTTCAGGTGGTACTGGTCAGCGACCAGCAGCACGGCAGCGACCTGCTCGGGCGTCGCCTTTCCGCCAGGCACGACGGTCGCCATGAGCGTGCGCTCGAAAGCCTGTCGATCCATGCCGAAACGCTCGGCCATGCGGATCATCACGGAGTTGCTCTTCGTGCGTTCAATCGGTGCGGGCAAGTTCTGAGTCATTGTTGTGCGCTCCTTTGCGCGTTTCGGATCTTGGTCTTCGCTTCCATCCAACTCTTGGCGCCGGTGATCTGAACCAAGCGGTTCTGACGGTCACCGACCTGCTCTTCTAGTTCGCTGATCTGAGCCTGGAGCTCGACGACCTGCGACATGGTGTCTTGTACCTCGCCGCTCAGGCTCCATTCAATCGGAGCGGCCAGTTCTTTCAGCACGGCCTTGTCGGCCTCGCCAGCGCGCGCAATCGGCGGGATGTCGCGGGCGACGTGGTAGTCCAAGAAGTGCTGGATGCGCTCGAGCGCGGCATCGATGAAACGCTGGTCGCGGAGCACGTCGAAGTGCTTGATGCCTGGCCAGATCAGCGCGCTGAAGCTCGCGGCCTCGGCGCCGATCACTTCCATGCCGATCTGCGCCTGCACTTGATACTCCAGCGGGATCGCTTCCTGCCAAGCCTCGGCCTTCCACGGCGCTGGCGCTTTCATCTCGAAGACAGCGCCGAGCGGCAGCTGGTCGCTCAAGTCCGCGCTGACGATGAGTCCGTCGGGAGTGTACGCCAGCCAGTCAAGGCGTTCGTGTTGGACGATGCCGTCGAGCATCTCAACGCCGCGGCCCGTGGCGAGCTCGTACAGCTTGCGGTTGAAGGGCTCGCTGTGAATGCCCCACAAGTGCCACGGCTCGACCTTGTTCGGCGGCGCGGCCTTGTTCGTCAATCGCGCCCACTCGGTCAGCGGGCTCGACCACTTGGGATTCGACACACCAAGGATCGCGGCGGCGGTGCTGCCCGTCACGCGCGAGCGGCGGTATTCGAACCACTCAGGACTGAGCGGCGCGGCTTTGATCAGCTTCATCGGTCATCTCCTCGTCGTTGGTAAGGTCTTCGATCGTGTTCTCGTCGGCTTCTTGCCAGCCGTCGTCCCAGCCAAACGCAGCGTTGATCCGCGCTCGCTGTTCGTCGCTCATCCGGCGACGCCCGTAGAGGATGGCGTCGATCGTGCTCTTCGGCAAGCCGGAGTGCACGGCGAGGTGCTCGACGCGCCAGTTGCGCGCGTTCATGCCGCCGCGGATGACCCGCGCGTGCATGTGCTTCAACGTCTCCTTCACGACTGCACCTCCTCGGCCTCGACCTCGACCTCGATCGGCAGCTCGACCCACGCTTGCAGGTACACGATGCGCGGCAGCGGCATCTGCTGCTCGACACAATCTTGTTGCAGCCAGCCGATGCGCTCATGGAACTCATCGGTCTTGACGACATCGTTCACGCCTTCGCTGGCGAGCTGGAACGTGGTCCACGCGCCATTACCGCCGACGATCGCGGGCACGCGAATCTGGACCTTGCACGGCGCAGGGATGGAAAAGCGCGACTCGCGGATCGCCGCCGAGCGGATCTGCGCGCCGAAGCAAACGAAGCACAGGTTCCGGATCGTCTCGTAGAACAGATCGCCGCCATCACGCATCGGCACGGCGAGGTCGCGGCAGTTGTCGTTCTTGGCACACTCACAGCACTTCATTGGCAATCTCCTCAGGTAGGTAAAAGGACATGGATTCAATCCCACAGCGTTCAATGTGATCGTAGACCTCGCGGTCACTTTTGGCGAGGCGAATGATCTCTTCGCCGTCGCCAAGGCCGATCACGTAGCCTTGCTCTTTCAAC